AATAATAAGACTTTATAAATGGAATGATGCTTATATCTTTGATGAGGTACTTTATAGAAAAGGAATGTTGAATAGAGATTTAAGTTACTTCATTAAACAAAACGACATAAGAGAAAACATCTATGCTGATAGTGCAGAGCCTAAGTCAATCCAAGAACTAAGAAACTACGGACACAAAGTATTTCCTGTATCAAAGGGTAGAGATTCTATAGTTTACGGAATCAACCTAATAAACCAAAACGAAATCTATATAACAAGTCATTCTAAGAATCTAATAAGAGAGCTACAGGGTTATGTGTGGGATAAAGACAAAGAGGGAAACAATCTACAAAAACCTACAGGCACACATCCAGATTGTATTGATGCAGCACGATACGCTTTAATGATGCAACTCAAAAACCCTAATAGGGGTAGATATACAATAAGTTAGTTTCTAAAACTTTTTTTTCTTACGTTATATATATATGAAAGTAGAGGTATATATTCCAGATACTCTAAGCGAGATAACTTTAGGGCAATATCAAAAGTATTTAAAGATACAATCTGAAAACGAGGACGAGAACTTCTTAGCTATGAAAATGATAGAAATTTTTTGTGGATTAAGAGGCGATACTATATTATCAATGAAAGCTAAAAGCATAAAAGACATAACAGCTATTCTTACTAATATGTTTAATGAGAAACCTCAACTTGTAACACAGTTCAAAATGGGTAAAAAGACTTATGGTTTTATTCCTAAACTAGAAGATATGAGCTTTGGTGAGTATATTGATCTTGACACTTATATAGGAGATACGGAGAACTTACATAAAGCTATGGGTGTTTTGTATCGCCCTATAAAACAAAAATACGAAAACAAGTATTTAATAGAAGATTATAAAGGTGAAGAAAGCGATATAATGAAGTCTATGCCAATGGATGCAGTATTAAGTTCTATTATTTTTTTTTATCATTTAGGGATGGACTTGTCTCAAGCTATGATGAACTCTTTGGAGGAGGAGGAGATAGCCTTACTGCAACAGCAAATTTTGGGAGAAAATGGGGATGGTATCAATCACTTTTCGGACTCTCTCAAGGAGATATTACACGATTTAAAGATATCACTAAACTAAACGTACACGAATGTTTATATGCACTTAGCTTTATGAAAGAAAAATCAGAGTTAGAAGCAAAGCAAATGAAAAGTAAATTTAAGAAATGAGCAATCAAGGAGTAAGAGGCTATTACCAAATAACAGACACTATTAAGACTAATCTCTTAACAGATGAGAATGTCAATACAGTAACTACAGGTGATATATTTGATATTGATTTATCTAAGCAAACAATATTTCCTTTAGCTCATATCATAGTAAACTCTGTAGCAATACAAGAACAAACCCTTAACTTTAACATTACTATAATGTGTATGGATGTAGTAGACGAATCTAAAGAAGAAACGACAGACATATTTGTAGGCAACAACAACGAGCAAGACATACTAAACACACAATTAGCAGTAGCTAATAAATTAGTAGGATTGTTAAGTAAAGGTACACTCTACCAAAATCAATATCAATTAGAGGGAGATGCTTCTTGTGAGTTCTTTTATGAAAGGTTTGAGAATAGAATGGCAGGTGTAGCTTGTACGTTTAATGTATTAATAGCAAATGATATAAACGTATGCAGTTAAAAGAAACTAGAGAAGCGTTAAATAACTTTGGCAAGTTTGTTATACAACAAGCAAGAACAAGACTTACAAAAAGTAAAAAAAACGTAAGCAAGAAACTATATAATAGTCTTAATTATAATATAAATGCTACTAGTGATTCTATAAGCGTAGTATTTGAAATGGAAGATTATGGTAAGTTTCAAGATCAGGGTGTAAGTGGTAAAAAAACAAAATACAACACACCTTTCAGTTATAAGTCAAAAATGCCTCCTGCAAAGGCTTTTAGTCAATGGGTAGTTAGAAAGGGATTAGATGGTGTAAGAGATGACAAAGGTAGGTTTATAAAACGTAAGAGTATGCAATTCTTGATAGCTAGAAGTATTTATGAACACGGAATAAAACCAAGTATGTTTTTTACAAAACCTTTTAATCAAGCATTTGATAAACTACCTCCTGAGCTGCAAGAAAAATTTGGTATAGATATAGAAAACATAATATTTGAATAATGGCTAATATACTATTAAGAAGTCCGTATTTTGTTACAGTAACTACTGGTGGGCATTTGTCTGCACAATTAGCATTAACGATAGATGGTACTTTACGTTATACGATACTTAAAAATGCAGTAAGCAACAGAACAGTATTTGAGATTGCTACTTTAGCTAAGGATTATTATATAGACGATTATGGTGGTAGTACAGGTGCTACTTTTGATACAGTAGCTATATCTTATGTAGTTACTACTTTTACTGCTGTAGATGGTGGAGGCACAGGCACAGCTCAATCTGCTGTAACACATACAGGCTTTTATGGATATAGTGAATTTTGGAGTGGTGTAAACCAAGACTTAGATGGAGATGATGAAGAACTAACAAACACAGGCGAATCAAGAATTATTTATTTACCTGACAACACAGCAAGTTTTGCTTGGGATATGAACTCAGGAACAAAAGATAAAACAACAATAAGCACCTCAGCAACAAGCGTTACCTCAGCATCAGGCAACTACACTTGGAAGATTGAAAGAATATGTAGTGCTAAATACACACCTATACAAATGAGGTTTATAAATCATAAAGGCGCACCACAAGACTTTTACTTTTTCTTAAAGTCAGTAGAAAACGTAAACACAAAAAGCGAAACATTTAAGCGAAACATATTTGTACAATCCTCATCAAATTACGATAAAGAAAGCCATCAAACTAAAACATTTAACAAAACAGGTAGAAAGCGTTTTACCTTAAACACAGATTACTTAATAGAGGCTTACAATGAAGTTATAGAAGATATTATGTTAAGTGAATATGTATGGATATTTGTAGGTAATGTATTACACCCTGTAACAGTTATCACAAGCTCTTTATTGAAAAAGACATCATTAAACGACAAGCTAATCCAATACACACTAGAGGTAGAAGATGCCAACGATATTATCAATAACATATTATAATGAAGCGTGAAGTACAACTATTCATACAAGATACTAGAGTCGATTTATTCAAAGATGAATCTATTAGTGTTACTGATTCCATACAGAACGTATCAGACATAAGCAAAGTATTTACACCTTTTTCAAAGCAATTCAACTTACCAGCTTCCTCAACAAACAACAAGCTATTTAAACACTATTACAACTTTGATATTCAAGATGGCTTTGATGCTAGATTTACAGTAGATGCAAGAATCGAAATAAATCACGTTCCATTTAAATCTGGTAAGTTAAGATTAAATGGTGTAAGTATGAAAGAAAATCATCCACATACTTATAAGGTTGTATTTTTTGGTGAGCCTAATAGTCTTAAAGAACTTTTTGGAGATGAGGACTTGAGTAGTTTAAATGGTTTGTCTACTTATGATATAAAAAGCGACACAGTAACAGGAGACGTTGAAAACGCTTTTAAGACAGGTTTACAAAGTACAGGATCAAATGCTACTAATATAAGCAATCGAAATATTGTAGTGCCTTTGATTACCCTACAAAACTATTACTCTTATGACACACCAAGTACAAATAGGTTAGATAATGTATTTTTTAGTAATTTAAAAAAAGAATTAAAACCTGCTATTAAAGTCTTACGAATTATAGAAGCTATACAAACACAATATAACTTAACCTTTAATATGTCAGATGATGGCAGTCTAAAAACTTTTTTTGGTAGTGATGTATTTGATGAGTTATATCTTTGGTTACATAGACAAAAAACTCCACACAATGATTTAAACAGCACAACTCAATCTTTTGGTATAAACTATAATTCTTTAGGGGTTAAAAAAACTTTGAGTGATTATACTATAATATCTGGAGGTGGAACGGATGTTTTATCAGGAGGCAAACTTACAATAAATGAGGGTGAGTCTTATTCGTTAAGGTTTAGGTTTATTGCAAGTTCAGCTAACGTACCAATAGAAATAGTTTCCAAAGACAAAACAACAAACGAGTTACTAGGTGTACAAGAGAGAATCACAACAGCAGGTGCAATGGTAGTTTCTTTCATAGGTTTAACAAGTGGTAATTTAGCTTCTAGGGTTTTTGATCCAGAGATTAGATTTAACAATAACACAAACCAAGCTATAAGTTTTTCAGCACAAACAACTTTATCGAATTTTGGTTTAGAAATAGATAAAACTGTTAATGGAGTTACAACACAACATTTCTACGCTAATAATTCGTTTCAATTAGCATATATGATTTTTATACAAGATTACCTACCTAAAATAAAAGTCATAGATTTTCTTACAGGATTGTTTAAGATGTTTAACCTAGTTGCTTATAGTAAAAGAGGCACAAGTACAATATTTGTACAAACTTTTGATGACTTTATGACTATAGGAACTTCAAGGGATATAACAGAATACATAGACATCAATCAAAGCACAATAGATCGTCCAGTTCCATACAATCAAATAAACTTTAAATATTCACCACCTGTAACTCAAACAAGTTTAAGATTTATAAATGATTATGCCCAAGTATTTGGAGACTTAAATTATTCATCACCAGAAAAGTATGATGGACAAGCATTTAACATAAATGTGCCTTTTGAAAGAAGTGTACTCATAAATTTAAGAGATAACTCTGGGCTTTTAACAAATAACGTACTAGCTTGGTGGGTAGATGCAGATAGTAAAACAACTTTAGGTAAACCCTATTTGTTTTTCAATAGGTTAATAGATTCTAGTAGTAACACAATTACAACAGGTAATTTCACAAGTTATAATGCAGCATCAAATGTATCAAGCGATGAAAACCACACATTAAATTTTGGTGCAGAGTATGATGAATTTAACAAAGATATAAATGCAAATAGTTTGTTTAGTAGATTCTATGAGCAATATGTTGTACAAACCTATAATCAAAATGGTAGAATTATAAAGGTATCTGCTAATTTACCTGTAAGTTTTGTTTTGAACTATGGAGTAAATGACATTATCGTAATAAACGGACAAGAGTATTATATAAACTCAATACAAACAGATTTAACAACAGGCAAATCACAACTAGAGCTAATAGTGAAAAAGGTTGCCTATACAAATAGTGTACTAACGTGATAAAAAACATATTAGATTTACTGCCTTATGTAAAAGGCGAAACAGAAAACATAAAAATAGCTAAGGGTAAATACAAACATCCTGAAAGCATAAAAGAAGCATATAACGATTTTAAAAAACAAATATGGGAAAAGTAATAGAAGCAGAATTAAGATTAAATTCTAAAGATGCACAAAAAGATATAGAAAAAGTAAATAAAGGTTTACAAGAAACTAACGAAACATTAGAGGATACTGGTAAAACAGCTAAAAAAACAGAAAGTGGTTTAAGCACATTAAGCAAAGGTATTAAAGGTATCGGTACTGCATTTAAAGCAGCTGGTATTGGTGCAGTTGTAGCCTTGTTTGGTGCATTAGCAGCAGCACTTTCTAAAAACCAACAAGTAATGGATACTGTAGCAGTAGTTACAGGTACAATCTCACAAGTATTTACTGAAGTCGGTAATGTCCTAGTAACTGTTTTTAATAATGTCAGCTCAGCAACAGAAAACTTTGATGCTTTAGGTAGAGTAGTAAGTAATGTATTTAAAATAGCTATAGCACCATTTAAACTAGCTATAGATGGTTTGGCACTAGGTTTCTTTCAAGCGCAATTAGCTTGGGAGCAATCGTTTCTTGGTAGTGGAGATACAGAAAAGATAGAAGCACTTAACTCTAAAATAGACGAAACAAAACAAAGTTTGGCAGATACAGTAGTAGGTGTAGGTGAAGCAGGTGCTGCTATAGCAACTGATTTTACTGAAGCAGTAAACGAGGTAACAAACATAGGATCACAAGTAGTAGAGGGTTTAAGTGATATAAGTGTTAAGTCAATAGCAGAAAACGTTAAGGCTAATGTACAATTAAAAAAATCAGCAGATGAAGCAAGAATAGTAAATCAAGGCTTAATAGAGCAATTTGATAGACAAGCAGAACAACAAAGACAAATAAGAGATGATGATTTAAAAAGTATTGATGAAAGGATAAAAGCAAATAATGATTTAAAAGCAACACTAGAAGAACAAGAAAAATCTATGTTAGCAAATGCTGACTTGATGATACAACAAGCACAAGCACAATTTGAATTAAGTGGTTTGGAAGAAGATAGGTTAGCACTATTAGAAGCACAAAACGATAAAAAAGCTATAGAAGCTCAAATAGAGGGTTTTTTATCTGAACAAAAATCAAATGCTGTTGCTTTAGAAAAAGAAAAGCTAGATTTAGAATTGTCAAGTGCAGAAGCAAAAGCAATTAGACAAAATGAAGAAAGAAACTTTAATGCCGAGATGGAAGAAAATGAAGTTAGGAGAATACAAAAAATGATTGAAAACCTTGAGATTGAAAGAGGCATTGAGCAAGAAAGGTTAAAATTAAAAGTTGCATCGTTTGAGGAGGGTACACAAGCACAACAAGATGCTCAGAATGAATTAGACACATTTTTAGCACAAAGTGCAAGAAACCAAACTAAACTAGAAAAAGATTTAGGTAAAGCAAAAGAAAACCAAACAAAAGAAACTTTAGGAAACTTAGCAACAATAGTAGGTAAGAACTCTAAGTTTGGAAAAGCAATAGCAGTAGTACAAGCTATTCAAGATACTTTTGCAGGTGCTAACAAAGCGTTTTCACAAGCAGGTATATTTGGGTTTATTCAAGGTGCAGCAATTATAGCAGCAGGGTTAGGTAATGTTAAAAAGATAGTAGCAACTAAAACACCTAAACCACCAGCAGGTATAGGTGCAAGAGATACAGGTGGAGATACTAGTGTGCCAGTTCCTGCAACAACAAGCTCACTACCTCCACAATTTGACACAGTAGGTGCAAGTGGTACAAATCAATTAGCAGATTTATTAGGTAATCAGCCACCACCTAGAGCTTTTGTTGTAAGTGGTGATGTAAGTACAGCACAAGAACTTGACAGAAATATTGTAACAAGTGCAAGTTTAGGATAAACAAAAAAATAATTTAATACGTTATACATATATGAGAATCGTTGAACTTATTTTAGGAGATGATGAATTGACAGGAATAGAAGCTATATCTGTAGTAGAAAACCCTGCAATAGAAGAAGATTTTATAGCACTCAAAAGCGAGGAAATAAAACTTGCTGAAGTAGACAAAGAGAAACGTATTCTTATGGGTGCTTTACTTATACCAAACAAACCTATCTATCGTAAAAAAGGTGATGAGGAATATTATATATATTTCTCTAAAGACACAGTAGCCAAAGCATCACAGCTTTATTTAATGAACGGAAATCAATCAAAGGCTACATTAGAACACCAACATACAATTAACGGATTAACATTAGTAGAATCTTGGCTAGTAGAAGATGAGGTACACGATAAATCAGTAAAATATGGACTTAATCTTCCTATTGGTACTTGGATGGGTGCAGTAAAGGTAAACAACGATGATATATGGAATAACTTTGTCAAGACAGGTAAGGTTAAAGGTTTTTCTATAGAGGGTTACTTTGCAGATAAGATGGAACGTCCTAAAGAGCCTGTAAATGACTTTGAGGAAGAAGAAGCAGAAGAAATGTTGTCTGTAATAAGATCAATAATTAAAGAGGACAAGCGTTTAAAAGGTGGTAAGAGACGAGAACTCGAAGCATATAGCGATTACCCTAACGGAGTAAAAAACAACGCTAAAAGAGGCATAGAATTAAACGAGAAAGTAAACAACAAGTGTGCTACCCAAGTAGGCAAGATACGAGCTAAACAACTTGCACAAGGTAAACCTATCTCAAAAGAAACTATAAAGAGAATGTTTTCTTTTTTAAGTAGAGCAGAAGAATACTATGATGAAAGCGACACAAAGGCTTGTGGTACTATATCTTATTTACTCTGGGGAGGTAAAGCAGGTAAAAGATATGCAGAATCTAAATTAAAAGAATTAGGAGAAATCGAACTTGCTACAATGGTTATTAACGATGACTTTGCAATCATAGACGACAGACTAGCTTATGCAACACAAGAGAAAGCAGAGGAGATGGCTAAAAACATTGGCTGTAAAGGTTTTCACACACACGACTTAGAGGACAAAGATGGTAAGCTAGTAACTTGGTATATGCCTTGTGAAACCCATATTAAGGAAGATATGAAGAAATGCCCTAAGGGTTTCAAAAAAGTTTATGGTAAGTGTGTTAAAATGGCAGAGGTAGGCGAAAGAGGTGGTATTAAGAAGTCTCCTAAAGCACCAAAGTCAGATACACCAAACCCAAACCCAAAAGGCAAAGGAACTGCTAAAGGCGATGCCTCAACAACAAGAGGTGCTAAAGTATCTAAAAAAGATGAAGCGACTTTAAAAAAAAAGTCTGATGACTTTAACGAAAGATACAAAAAGAAATTAGGTTATGGTGTAAATGTAGGAATGTTAAAGGCAGTATTCCAAAGAGGTTTGGGTGCATTTAACGTTTCAAGAAGTCCTAGAGTTTCTAGTGCTTCACAATGGAGTTTTGCTAGGGTAAACGCTTTTTTATATTTAGTTAAAAATGGACGTCCACAAAACAAGAAGTATACAGGCGACAACGATCTGTTACCAAAAGGACACCCTAAAAAACCATAATGGCTAGAAAAGTCGTTAATATATATAGAAAGAATAAACGTAAATCACACCCTCACAGCAAAAATGCGAGTGTAGGACAAACAGGATATAAAAAAAAATATAGAGGGCAAGGTAGATGAAAAAATTTGAAACACCAAGTAAGACAAGTCCTAAAGGAGGG